CCCGTCTGGCATTACGATTACGGAGAAGAATACAAAAAAGGTATAAAGTTCCATCACTCATCTCTTTCTTTCCATCCTTCTAATCGCATATAGTCCTCAGTCTCTTTAAGTGTAAAGGTACGAGGAGAAAACTTAGCATCCAATGCAGTACGCACATAGAACACATCGCTGTGTGGTATGTGAAGACGGTCTAATGAATTGGTACGGATAGCATCATAGAATGCATCAAGTACATTATCTGTGTATAGTTTTACAGATTTCTTTGCCATTGTCAAGAACTTTCTTTATATCAGCACGAATATGTTGGTACGAATATATACACTATAAGTGTTTATAGTTAAAGTGAGTTAGCAAAGAAAATTTAGGGAGAACTAACTTTGATTCATTTAAGTGTTATAGTTATAGAGTTTTTATAGAGTAACTATATAGACATTTAAGTGTAATCACTTTAAGTGTGTTTAGTTATAAGTAATTATACCAGATTTTATAGGGCTTGTCAAGTAGTTTATTTGAATAGGCGAAATGGTCCCGTAGGGTAGGCTAGATATGCCTAATAAATAGGCAATTGCACAATGCTTGAGCATATAGAGTTGTCAGTTACCCGTGTGGTTAACAGTCAAAATACCTAATCTGTGGGTTTATATGTATATATATACGTACGTACCCCGGCTGGAGCCTGCCCGCCCGCCTCAAATCGTGTCGAATTGTGCCAGATTTTGACAAACTATCATGATTTTGTGGCTGAAAATAAAAATATAGGGCTGAAAACTGGCAGAAAACCGCCATTTATGAGCAATGGGGCTGCAATGCTGCAAACTGTTTGCCTATCAGTTAACGCCAAGCCTGATATGAATAAAAGCACGATATAAAAATCAGCATAAAAAGCATAACGGCGATGCACGTTTTGCAGCACCCTACCACCCCAAAAAAATACCGTCCGACACACCCCAAAAACAGGCACCGACACACCCACAAAAAACGTGATAAAAAACACGAAATCGCCGGGCATTTTACCGGATATTTGCCGCATTTTTATCAGCATTTTAACTTTTTTTCTTTTCTCTGTAACCTATAGCCACCATCAAAAAACGTGATAAATAACACGAAATTTATCCCCATGTTCAAAATTTTTATTTGACGCCATTCCAGAATTATGCTCATATGATGGCAAGCCAATAATGGTTTAACAAAAAATCTTTGAAAGGATTTTATATCATGACTAACGTAATCACTAACGTAATCTTTGAAATTTTCGTAAAGCGCAACAATGCAACGCAAGCCTTAATCGTGAAAAATGCAAACGATATCTTGGCGCAATGCTGTCATTTTGCAACGATTATAAATGATGCCCATAATGTCGCAAAGTTTGAAACCAAAAACGATGAAGCAAAGGCTGGCACCGATGCGCTGCGCGATGCCATTATTGCCGATGGGCATTTTGCATGGCTTTATGACGATACTGGCAAGCCAAATAAAAAAGGCATCTCGAAGCCTATCATGTCCGATGGCATGCGGAAAATTCGCGAAGGCATGCTATTCCTTGCCGATGAAAACAACGCTGATTTGTTTACTGCATGGGCTGATAGCAAGCCAAATAAAAAAGGCGTTTGCGATTTTGCCAATATCAAAACAGCCATTAAGCCGAAAGCCGAAAAGACTGCCAGCGATGCCAGCGAAAGCGATGGTGAAAGCGATGCAAGCGAAGATGCCGCCAGCAATGCCACCGATGCCAAGCGCACAAAAGAAGAATTTTTAGAGTGGGTTTTCAATCAGGCATTTACTGAATTTGGAATGGATAGCGCAGATTTTCTAGAATTTATCACAAGCGAAAGAACAGTAAAGATTGCCGACAAATACACGAAAGCGGCATAATCAAAAAACGTGATAAATAACACGAAAAACAAATTGACCTTGCCCAGAAATGGGCAGGGTTTTCTGCTATCTAAAATCCGAAAAAGTAATACAAAAATTTTTTGGAATTACTATCCTACTATCATGGTGTGGTGGTGGTGTGGTGGTGGTCTGCGACATTTAGGGGTGGCACTGGACAGGCTTATTTATATGTGCTACAGTATATGGACAGTCAGGAATTGGTCTGGCTGGTGTTTCAAAAAACGTGTTATTTAACACATTATTTAGCGAGGTAGGTACATGAAAAAAGGTTTTGAGAATGGCAGGGTAGTCCCCATTGCTGCTGGTAATAAGCGGTCTGGGTGGCCTCAGATGCCCGATGCAGATAGGCAACGTGCCTGTATAGTACACCCCATACTTAACGTGGGTGCTATGAACCTGAAAACGTATGCTGAGTGGGCGTATGAGGAACGCAAAGAAAAGTCTATGGCTAGGCTTCGTGCGCTTGCCGCCAAACTTCGTGCCAAACGTGATGGCGTTTGACATTCATTATATAACGTGCTAGGGTTTATACATCGTTGAAAAACGTGTTATTTATCACAAAAATTGAAAGGTATCAAAATGACTATTCACCAGTTTACAACATCTGAACCAAACCCGTCATTTGCTGAGATGCGTATGTCGTCATATAATGACTACTGCTTTGACTGCGACTGCGAAGCCATTAGCCCTATTGATTGGGGTACATGGAAACGTCTTGTCGGTGAATTACTTGCTGATGGTGCAGGTGATGCTTGGGCGTGTATGTATGCACAAAAGCTGGCGTTTAATCGCTATCACTCAAACTAAAAAACGTGTTATTTAACACAAAAATTAGGAGATAACTATGACTATTATTTACGATTTATCTAAAGTTCCTGCTGACGTTGTTGCACAGATACACGCCAGCCCTAAGTTTACCAAGTGGTTCAGTGAATTTCCTACCAAGCTGCTAGGTGTTAGCGGTGATGCCAAGACTGTCAAGGGTGAAAAGTATGGTGTGCTTACTGCCATATTCTATGGTTCCCCTGCATCTTCAAGCGGTGTCAATATGTGTGCAATGGCTGTCGAGGCTGCGTGTATCGAAGCCTGCCTCAATACTGCTGGGCGTGGTGCTATGACTGGTGTACAGATGTCGAGGCTACGCAAGACGCTGTTCATGCTGCAATTCTGGGATGATTTCAAGGCTATGCTGCTGCGTGAGATAGAGAAACACGCCAAGTATTGTGCCAAGCACGGCCTCAAGTGTGCTGTCAGGCTCAATGGCACTACCGATATTCGGTGGGAACTCAAGATTTGGGATGACATGGTGCGACTGCATCATTCATTTGGTGTGCATTTCTATGACTACACCAAGATTGCCAATCGCCTTGTGCCTGATTCGTCAGTCTATGATTTGACATTCAGCTACAGTGGTGTAGAAAGATATCAGCGTCATGTTGATACTGCTAGGGCAATGGGTATGCGTTTGGCTGTAGTGTTTCGGTATCGTACACAAATACCTAAGACATTCTTGGGCATGGATGTGGTCGATGGTGATGACAGTGACTTGCGGTTCCTTGAGCCTCATGGTGTAGTGTCTGCATTGTATGCCAAAGGTAAGGCAGTACATGACCAATCAGGTTTTGTAGTAGGGTAAAAAACGTGTTAAATAACACAAAAATGGAGAATGAAAATGTTTGATAAAATTATGACAATCGTGGTGCTAACACTTAGCGTGGCTACAATCACATACCTGTTACCGGATATGCTGTACTACACTGCACCTATTCACCTAATCGCATACACTCTAGCAGTGGTGCTGTTGCAGGCAGGTTATCGTTCTATCGTGAAGGGGAAATAATATGGAACAGCAATATATGGATATGTTTGGTATGCCTAAAGAGTGGCTAGATGAATTGATTGTTGATTGGCAAGAGCCTTTAATGGGTGGCTTGACAATGCTAGTGACGTCTGTATTATCAGATGCACAAGAACGGATTGCCTTGGGGCATGACGATACAGCTAGGCAGTACATCAATCGTGCTAAGTATATAATTAAACAGATGGAGAAGTAAGATGAACAACTACATATTTCGTTCACAGTGGGAATTGTTAGACAACACTAACAATACATGGCGCAGCTTAAACTGTGTCAATGGCAGGGCTGAAGTGGTGAAGCACATGGGCTGCTGGATGCTTGAGATACTATATGATTCAGGCAAGTATCATGTGTCATCACATAACACTAGGCCGGAAGCTATACATCAGGCAGAGTGCAAGGCCGTATGGTCTGTGGACTTTGGGAACACGGCTTGACAATGAGAATCAAACCCAATATAGTTAATCCTGTAGCGAGGGCTATGGCACTGTCTCGCCGCAGGTCACAAGCAGTGCCAGACAAAACTAAATACAATCGTAAGAAGGACAAAGACAATGCAAATCAAAATCGAAGCAATGAAGAATCTGAAAACCCCAAAGGCTGAAGGTAAGCGTGACCATTGGCGGCACGTTAATAAGACTAAGACTACCAAGCGTAAGGCTGCTAGGTTCGCCAAGCGTCTTGCACAAGTATCCTAAAAACGTGTTAAATAACACAAAATCTTAACCAACATAAAGGAGACATATCATGTCATACATTACAGTAAAAGCTACTAATATCCTCAACACCCTGACAGGCACTAAGCCTAGCATTGACCGCATTAACAAACGCAGCTTCAACCGCATGGGCAAATACTACGTGGGTCTATCTGCCAGCGGTAAGTTCTTGCAGGTCAATGATGGCAAGCATGTGCGGTACTACGGCAACCCATTCCACAATCTCTATCGCATTGTATCTAAGCAAGGTACTGACTACGTTATTCACCAAGTTAAGTAAGTGCTTGACTGTAACACAATCCTATGTATACAAAACCAGATGCCTGATGTGGGCATGGATGACTTGTTCATTATTGGGTATCTGGCTATTGGTACAGCTATAGTTATCTATCTAGTAATGGATGCATTGAAGGAGAATTGACGATGCCTAGAAGAACCACTGCAAACGACATTGAAGGACACGAACAAGCAGTAGAAGAATTTTTTGCTGCCTTCCCCGCTAATCGTGACACATACGAAGCACCAGAAGGCTACTCATGGGACACACATATATACCACCACAGTCGTAGGGATAAAAAACGTGGTACTAAACACGATTATGCCCCAAAGGTAGGTGGTACTTGGTTTGGTGATAAAGTCATTGCCAAGTCTCAATCTAAATGGCACGGCACAGGTGGGAACTATAGAGTATACACCACAATGCTTTGCATAAAGGAGAAGTAACATGGAAACAGCTAAGAAAAAAATCACAGTACGTTTTGTAGTTGAGCAGGACTTTGAAGTAGAGGTCAGGGATAGTGACCTTGGCATGGGTAGCTTCTTTGCCATCGGAGATGTTATGGTGTCCAGTGGCTTTGACCAGTGGGATGTCTTGACACATGATGGAATCTTCGATAATCCTGTAGGTGAATTAAGACCTGTACATGACAGCCATTGGTCAGACGCTAACCTGTACAATCTAGGGCTACATAGTGAGTACATCCAGCCTTGGTTGTTTGAGGGTGAAACAGATAAAGACCCATACGAAGATGAGGAGATTGACGATGCCGCAGCATGAATGTTTGAACTGCAACCATGTAGAGGTACATGACACAGTACAAGAGCAATGCCCTAACTGTAACTTCTTGTGCTACTACACCAAGTCTGTCATAGATGAACTGGATGAGGAGATTGAATATGCCTAAGTACGAAGTAACCCGAAGCTATACAGTGGCTTGTGTTGCCACCATTGAAGCTGAATCTGCTGACCAAGCAAAGATTATAGCCTTTAACTTTGATGGCATACACTGGAAAGAATATGATGGTGACTATGAAGCAGACATTACAGTAGAGGAGATTGACATATGAATGATATTGATGATGACATCTATGACGATGACTATTACTACTGGCAAAATCTACAAGCCCGTTTACGTCAGGATGCCGCACGTTGGGATTTGTCCATAGCTGTAGATGTAGAGGAGAATGGCACATGAACTGTTGGCACTGTAAAGATACCGAACTAATCTGGAACGTAGACTATGACATCAACCCCGATGAGCATCGTGGTGATGAGTTTAGCATGGTCACGATACTGACTTGCCCTAAGTGTGACAGCATGGTAGAAGTGTTCTACCCTGTAGAATGGTAATGGAGGTGAGCATGGGTAAACGATGGACAGCGTATGTCGCAGTCTACCACAAATTTGAGGTGGAAGGTGACACAGAGGAAGACGCACACGAGGATGCAATTCATACCATATGGGATGACCATGTGAGAGAAGTTGAGATTAATATAGAGGAGATTGACAATGTTTGACCCTGATAAAACATATGGTATAACTGTTTGGGATATGTCGGTAGCTGTAGTGGATGTTGAAGCTGATGACTATGTTCGTAATGATGATGGTAGTATCAAGCTATTTGACATACCTAACTATGACTACTCATACATTTGTGATGGTATTGATGTAGATGACCTATATGAACGTGATTAAGGGAATGATTACGATGACTAAACAAGACTTTGAGTTCTTTGCTAAGTTTGCTGTAGATCACAACTTATCAGATACAGCTATTGATCAACTGCTAGAGTTATTCATTGCTCGCAACGATAGGTTCTCACAGAAAATGTGGTGGAAACGTTTCCATTACTTGGAGAAACAAAATGGGTAAACTAAAAGAAATACATATGAGTATCCAAGAAATGGTAGACCAAGAAGTTTACAATGAATGGGTAATGGTCGAAGACTATATTGCAGAATCAAAAGAGTATATCAAAGTGCATGTAAAAGACCTTATCAATTTCGAACTACAAAACATTGGACTGTCCATGTCACAAGAAGAAATCCAAGATATGGTGGAAGACGCAATCAATTCAATTTATGGAGCATAATATGAAACTACGATTTGATGTATACACTCATAATATCAAAGATGCAAAAACAGCATTCAGTGATCTAACAGTGTACTGTAAAGACCTTACCATCTCTAAAGGTAAACGTTACAATAGTGACGCTGAGTACTACAATGTGTATGGTTGTATTGACACAGCAGACATTGCAGTATTACACGATGCCTTTTCAGGATCATTTGTCGATGACTCTTGTGATCTGTAATGGTGGAAGCTAATATAGAAAACGTATACGCTGAAGCCGATGGTAAAATTGCCATTGACTTCGGTGGTGAAGAAGTGCTTCTCACACATGATGAAGCTATCGGACTATACATTGACCTAGGCTTCGTACTGCAAGACCTAGATGCTACATTTACAACTCAATAGAAAGTTATTATTATGCAAAAAGCAATCACAGCTAAAATTATTGTAAACCCTATTGGTCGCCAGAACCTGCAGTTTCGCCGTACAACTAATCAATACGGCCCCAAAGGTTCTTTCTCAAGCAACCAAGGATACTTATCTGTATCACGGTTAGCTGCAGGTAGCCCCAACGGTACTGGCGGTAACTTCTGTAGTCGCCCTAAAGTATAACCAAAAATCCCCTTAGGTACAACTTAATGTATCTAAGGGGATTCTTTGTTTTTATTTTAAGTAACCGACAAAACGCATATGCATCTTTTTTTGGGTAACCGACAAAATGCATTAGTGTCGTGGTTGCGCCTGATCAGATGCTGCTTGATCCAAAAGCTCTTGCAGTTCCTCATCAGATAAATCTTCAGCACTGATCTCAACATTAGTCTGATCAATACGCGCAAGCTTAGGTGCTTCAAACTCTGCAAGAGTCTTTGCAATTTCTAATGCTGTGTCCAAGTCATCCTTGGCTACCGCTTTAATCATCATAATCTTAAGAACATCTAAAGATGTCATGTCATTTGAATCAAGAACATCTGTCTTATACAGCTTCCATTCAGCCATAGACATCTTAGCAGCTTCACGTGCTTCTTTGTTAGCATTACGTGTAGCCACACCTTTCTTCTGGGCTTCCCTTGCAGACTCTGAAGTCCAATTAGGATGTAAATTCTTTAAGCTCTTTTTATTAAAAGGCATTGTCTTCTCCATAAATTCTATATACCCCTTATAGGTATATCTTTTATGCCGAGGACAAGCCTCGTCATCAATAAGCTAATTAATTCTATAAGGGGTATATATAAACAACATGAAATTTAATGAGTATCAAACTAAAGCTATTACTACAGCTGTCTATCCAAAACATCAAGCACTTCCGTACTTGGCATTAGGTTTGTCAGGAGAGGCTGCAGAGGTCGCAAACAAAGTGAAGAAGATTATTCGCGGAGATTACGACAATGACCCAACAAAAGCAGAAGAAGCCCTGGCATCTATTAGTAAAGAACTTGGTGATACTCTTTGGTATCTCGCTGTTCTTGCCAACGAACTGGGTGATGACTTGTCTGTTATTGCTGCTGCTAATCTGGATAAACTAGCAGCAAGAGCAAAAGCAAATACAATTAAAGGATCAGGGGATGAACGTTAACCATGAACCTCATGAAGCATTTATGAAAAGGATGAGTAAAGAAATGGATGCTAAATCAAGACAAGTGGATGGTAACCACTATCAACTGCCAATACAACCAATAGATTTCATTGTTAAAAACAATATACCATTCAGAGAAGCAAACGTTATCAAGTATATCGTTAGGCATCAAAATAAAAATGGTAAGAAAGATATTGAAAAAGCTATGCACTATTTACAAATGATACTGGAGGATTATGATGTTACTACATGAGTTTTACAGTGACGAAGATTGTTCACGTGGTGATTCAAGCTATCGTAAAGCATGTGTATTCAAAGAACCTGATGGTTCATACACTGTAACAATGATTCAAGACACAGCTATCATTGAAGAACGTAACATCAAAGGACACTCAGAAAGATATGCGGAAGACTGTGCAGAAAACTGGGTACTTGGTGTAATCCCGTGAAACAAAACAGAAACTTAAAAGATCACATAACAGATAAACCTTTTAAAAAGATAAAATGTATAAAGTGTAACACAGAATTTTCTGTTATGGCTATTGATAATAAATTTAAAGTTTGTCCTGTATGCGACATTCAGAAAGAAAATAATGTTGGATGAAAACGTAAGTAAAACAGTAAAGAAAATTAGAAGGCGTAGAGAAATACTTGATAGATATAAACTAGGTAAGGGTTGTATCGATTGTGGTTACAATCATAACCCGTATGCTCTTCAATGGGATCACAGAGATCCACAAGATAAAATATTTACACCTCACAGAATGGCTTCTTACAGTATTAAAAACATTATACTTGAAGCCCGTAAGTGCGACATACGTTGCGCTAATTGTCACACAATCAGATCAGTGGAAGAAAAACACTATCTAGAAAGAAAAGCTTATGAAACTAGTATATGATATTGAAACAGACGGTATCGATGCAACTAAAGTATGGTGCCTTGTAGCATACAATCTAGATACAAAATCTACATACAAATTCAGTGACTACGATGATTCTCTTCCAGGAATGGATGATGCCTGTATGTTACTAAACAATGCAGAAGTCCTTGTTGGTCACAATATTATTGGATTTGATAATTTAGTTATGGAAAACCTGTATGGTTTAAAACTAAATAACAAAAAGATCTACGACACTTGGGTTATGTCTCAAGTATTACAGTACAAAAGATCACACAAACATGGACTAGCAGGATGGGGTGAACACCTTAACAACTCAAAGATCTCATTTGATGATTGGGAAAAGTATTCTAAAGAAATGCTTCGTTACTGTGTACAAGACGTAATGTTGAACGTAAATGTGTTTAATCATCTTATGGAAGAGTACAAACGGATTGCTGCTAAACGTCCTACCATCAAAGAAGGTTTACTTATCGAGCATGATACAGCTAAGTTCAATGCCCGTGTTAAAACCCGTGGCTGGAACTTTGACAAGACTAAAGCAAAAGCTAACTTAAAACTTATGGAAACTCGTATGTCTGAGATTGAAAAAGAGTTACATCCTAAGTTGGGAACACATAAAGTATACACTGATAAGATTAAGAAGTTGCCTAAATTCAAAAAGAATGGTGAGTACACTTCTGTTACTGCTCGTTTACTATCAGACTTTTATGGTAAAGAAATTAAGGTAACTGATACACATGTACATGCTGCAGGTGAATACTTTCAACGTTACACAGTAGAACAAATCACACTTGGCTCTATGGAACTTGTTAAAGATTGGTTACTGACTATTGGATGGAAACCTGACGAATACAATCGTAAGAAAGTAGGTCGTGAATGGGTAACCGTAGGACCTAAGATTACTGATACATCTCTAGCAAAGCTTGGTGATATCGGTAAAATGATCAGCGAATATTACACTCTACGTAACCGTAGTTCTGTAATCAAAGGCTGGTTAGAGGTGCTTAAAGATGGTCGTATTCATGGTAACATGTGGACTATTGGTACTCAAACATTTCGTTGTCGTCATGAAGTAATTGTAAATCTTCCAGGTGTTAATGCACCCTGGGGTAAAGAACTACGTGAACTATTCATACCTGATGAAGACTGGAAAGTCGTAGGTGCTGACAGTTCTGGTAATCAATTACGTGGCCTGTGTCATTACGTAGGTAACGATGAGTTCACTAATGAGGTAATCTATGGTGATCAACATCAACGTAATGCTAACGCACTGGGTTGTTCACGTGCTACTGCAAAGAACTATCTCTATGCTTACCTCTTTGGTGCTGGTGATGCTAAGCTTGGTTCTATCCTAACTGGTAAACCAAATGCTAACGCTGGTAAAAAGTCACGTGTAGACTTTGCCAAAGGTATCAAAGGTCTACAAGAACTACGTGATAAGCTAGGTAAGGTATGGCAGAGTACACAGTATGCCACTGGAGAGGGATGGTTCCCTGGTCTTGATGGTCGTCCTGTATTTGTATCTGGAGAATACCAAGCACTTAACTATCTTTTGCAAACTGCAGAGGGTATCACTTGTAAATCAGCCTTATCATACGCTATGAATAAGATTGATGAAGAAGGATTACGTGCAGAGCCACGATTGTTTTATCATGATGAGATTGCTTATGTTGCACACCCAGATGATGCTGATCGTGTAGGTGAAATCCTACAGGAATCCTTTAAGAAAGGCCCAGAAATGTTTGGTGTAACCTGTATGGAAGGTGGTGACTATGTTATCGGAACAAGCTACGCAGATGTACACTAATGAAATAGAGGATGTACCTTATGAAAACTCAATTGAATACCCAGGATACTTTGTATCTTACCACCCCAAACCTAAAGAACTTATGCCCAGAGAGTGGTTCGATATACTATCTCGCTGGTATACTTCACAAGGTCACATCGTTCTCCATAAACTCGCAGCAGTTGAGTACGAGAAAGATAAATGGAATCCCTACCCATTAGAAAACAAAGTAAAACACTGGGGTATAGAAATAATTTATAGATAAAGGAAAATATAATGGCATTAGCCTTAATTGATGCTGACTCTATATACTTTAGGGCTGCTTATGCAAACCCTACAAATGTAGAAATCAGAAAGATTATCGATAGAACAATACGTGAATGTATGTCCTATGCCTTCTCAGAGCCTCATGAGTGCCGTGTAGCAATCAAAGGCAGGGGTAACTACCGTAAAGACCTTTACCCCGACTACAAGGGCACCAGACCGGCCTTATCAGAGGATCTAAAAGAAGCTCTTGATTATGGTCATAAACATATCGTAGATAAATGGAACGGTATAGAAGCAGATGGTATGGAAGCAGACGATCTCGTTTGTATTTGGGCTTACGAAGCACGTGAAATGGAGTTGGACTTCGTTGTATGTGGTATCGATAAGGACTTGAAACAAATACCAGGTCATCATTATAATTACTCAAAGAAAACATTTGAGTTTGTAGACGATGATAAAGCTGATTACAACTTAATGTTACAATGTTTAATGGGTGACAGAGGGGATAACATTCCTGGAATATCTGGTATTGGTCCTAAGAAAGCTGAAAAGATTCTAAAAGGTGTACCTATGGGTTCACGATGGGAAGCTGTAAAGGCTGCATGGAAAGAGAACAATGCTGGTGATCCATTTCTTAGTCGTAGCTTACTTACTATGTTAACAACATGGGATGAACTAAAGGAGATGACTAAAGATGAATCATTACTTCTCGATAAAACCCCTGAGCGCGAACAAGATGTGGAACCGGAAGGGGAAGACAACGTTCAAATCAGCGGATTATCTACAGTATCAGAATGATATACGTGATCAACTAATTGGAACTGACTGGCCCTTTGGGTCTGGTCAGGTTTCTTTTAATATTACAGCAGGTGTTTCTAACAGAGGCGCTGATTTAGATAATGTAATTAAACCAATATTAGATACATACCAAGGAGTGTATGAGGAATTCAATGACAATAAAGTTTACAACATCGAACTTGAAAAACGAATCGTTAAACGAGGAAGAGAGTACCTTGACATCAGAATACGAGAGTATGAAGGTGATAAAACAAAAGAGACTCAACAAGAAGAAAGAAGCGAGTTATCGAAGGAAGATCAATCGTCAAGCTAAAGAAGAAAGATGGAACTAAATGGATGAAAACAGACGATATACAAAAGGACCATGCCCATTCCCTGGGTGTGGAAGTTCAGATGCATTTGCATCATACACTGACAGTGGAATAGGTCACTGTTTTAGTTGCGGAAAATCAAAGAAAGTAAACAATGAGATGAACAATTATGAACCCATCACCTTTACTGAGCTTACTAACTTCAACACCATCGGTTCTTATAGTAGCTATCCTATTACTTCTCGTGGTATCTCTAAGAAAGTAGTAGATCACTTCGAAATTAAAATGAGTGTGGATCAATATGGAAAACCTGAATCACACTTTTATCCGTACACAAAGAACGGAATTATAGTAGCATACAAAGAACGTAAGTTACCTAAAGAATTCAGAACACACGGTGACTTTAAAGACTGTGAATTGTTTGGTCAGTCTGCATGTACAGCTGGTAAACACAGGATTGTTATTACTGAAGGTGAACTAGATGCCTGTGCTGTAGCACAATCAATGATAGAATGCACTGATAAAATCTGGAATGTTGTATCGATCCCATCAGCATCAAACCTAAGGGGTCTACTAGAACAACGTGACTGGATCAATTCATTCAGAGAAATTGTCCTATGCTTTGATCAGGATGATGCAGGTCAAAAAGCACAAGACGCAGCAGCTAAGATGTTTAATGCTGGTAAAGTAAAAGTAGCTAGGTTAAATGAAAAAGATCCATGTGAAGTACTGAAAAAACACGGTGGAAAAGTTCTTAACAACGCTATCTTTACAGCACAAACATGGTCTCCTGCGGGTATTGTAACAGGTGAAGCTATCTGGAAACAATTCAAAGACCGTCAGAATGTAGAGTCTATACCCTATCCTGATTGTCTCAATGGACTTAATGAAAAACTAAAAGGGATAAGATATGGTGAGATTACTTTGTTTACCTCTGGCACTGGTAGTGGTAAGTCTACTGTCATTAAAGAGATTGTTCTTAACCTTCTTGCTAAGACAAACGATAAGATTGGACTCATTAGTTTGGAAGAAAGTGTTGGAGATACAGCCGAAAAGTTTATCTCTATGGCACTTAAACGTAACATCATGGATCCTCCACCAACTTCAGAAGAGGAATTGCGTAGAGGATACGAAGCTGTGTTTGGTGACCAGCGACTGGTTCTCCTTGATCACCAAGGCTCCGTTGGGGATTCATCTCTTATCGATAAGATCGAATACATGGCCCTTATGGGTTGCAAGTACCTCGTTCTTGACCACATTACTATCGCAGTATCAGAAGGTTCTGAAGGGCTATCTGGTAACGAAGCGGTGGATAAAGTAATGTCTGACCTGTTAAAGGTTGTAAAGAAACATAATGTATGGTTGGGACTAATCTCTCATCTACGTAAAGCTCAAGGAGGAAAGAGTTTTGAAGAAGGGAACATCGCATCTATCGATGATATCAAAGGCAGTGGTTCGATCAAACAGATCTCGTTCGACATCATTGCCTTCTCAAGAAACCTCATCGCAGAATCAGAAGATGAACGAAACACAATCAAATTCAAAGTCCTTAAATCAAGATTCACAGGACTCACTGGGTCTGCCGGAAGTGCTACGTACAACAACAAGACAACAAGACTAGCTGCCTCAGGAGGATTTGATGAATACTTCACAATTTGAAGTAACACTAGTTGATAGTATGGGGAGTGACCTAGCAGTAGTTAATGCTGCTAGAGTCTCCTTTAATAAAAAATCTGAATATGAAACAATCGAGGTTGGTTATGATGAAGATTGTAATCCTGGAGAACCTCATACTGTTAAACGTTTAAATGATAAAGATAAAAAACTAATTAAATACTTAGCACAACACGGTCACTGGACACCCTTCAGTCAAGTACAATACCAAGTACGTATCAAAGCACCTATCTTTGTAGCCCGACAGTGGTTCAAACATATGGTTGGTATTACACGTAATGAGGTGTCCCGAAGATATGTTGACAGTACACCGGAGTTCTATGAACCTACTACATGGAGAGCTAAACCAACAGATGGGGCTAAGCAAGGATCTAATGGTGCTGCTGAGTCTCAGTACTTCCCTAATAAATATCTAAAGGATATCCATGAAAACGCTATTGTGTGTTATGAAAAAATGTTAGCTCAGGGTGTATGTCCTGAACAAGCACGTATGATTCTACCACAATCAATGATGACTGAATGGGTAGAAACAGGATCCCTAGC